CCTCAGCCACTTGAACAGGCCGCCCGCCTTTCAGGTTTTCAATCGTCCCGATGCCCTTGTGAAAAGCGACTGGCATGAGCTTACTCCATCTGTCGAGATCGTCTCGTTCAATGGAGCTTTCCTCGCATGCTAGGACGCGGGGCATTATGGTAGCAGCCGCTACCAAAGGGGAAATTCAGTGTGGGAAACACCTCTCGGATACACCCGAGAGGCTTACCTGCCAAGCTTTATCGTTGGAATATCCACTGGGCAAAGCGCCGTATGATCATACCGGCGAAGGCAACCCCGGTTCGAAAGGTCGGGGCTTTTTCGGACAGCGCAGCAGCCCGCCACTGACTGTCGGCTTCGAAGGTGCGTGAGCCACTTTCCAAGAGCACATCATGAATGAGTGCTGCCTTCAGATAGTAGGGATCGTCAGGAGACCAAAGCCATTGAAGAATGCGAGGGACCGAGCTTTCGAATTCGCGGCCGGCAGGAATTTCCAGGACATAAGGTGACCCCTTCCACATCAAATGCCAACGAACCTCAGAGACCGTGACATAATCTCGTGACCCGCGTTTCGCGCACCACGATGTGTCAAGAACCGTCATTCAAAGCTCCGATCGCCGCCTGAACGTCTTGTTCCAACTGATCAAAGACAGCGGCGATTTGGGACGTGACCTGTCCCAGCGGGACAGCCTCATCGGTTGCGGCTGTGATCGCGGCACGGCCCTTGGCGCGCAGGCCAGCCGCGACACCGACCAGCGTCAGGAAGGCTTCCGCCTTGGCGATGATGTTCGCGGCCAATTCGGCCTCGGTGATGCCAGCGCCCTGCGCTTCGGCGGCGAGCATGGCGATTTGGCCGGGCGTCGCGGTGTTCGCCTCAAAGGCGCGCGCTGCTTCTTCTTTGACCTTCCAGGTGTCGCGCTCGGCAACGGTTGCGCCGCCTGTGAGTGTCACCAGATAGTCTGCATGCTCCTCATCGACACGGGCCAGCGCGTGGCGGCGCTGATCTTCGCGGGGAATGGGTGGCGCGGTGCCTTCAGTATACCCCAGTTTGTCAAACTGCTCTTGGGTGGCCACGATCTCACCGATATATTCGGTGCCATCGAAAGCGTAAAAACTTCGTTGCTCGGTCATTGAAACCCCCTAGACAGTCGCGCGCACGCGGTACTGCCATTTCGTGAAATTGAGTGTGAAATCGGCGGAATTGACTACCATTTTTTGGCGGATGGTGTTGCCGATGCAGACACGCACACCGGTCGTTCCGACCAAAGAGGTCGTGAAACCGTAGTCGCCTCCAGCGTTGTTGGCTTCGCCACCAAAAACGATCACCTCGCCAACGTTATAACCACCTTGGCTATTGATGCATTTCATCTCAACAGAGATGCCGGATGGCATCTGGCCCAGGCCGTGCAGGAAGATCGTTTTTGAGTAGGAGGTCAGATTGGTCCAGAGCGACAAGTAGGTGGTGAGGCCGCCGCCTTGTTGCGGAGCCTGCTGTGGCGTCAGGGCGGCAATCGCCTGAGCCACGCGCAAGGGCGTCATCAGAAGCGTGTTATTCAACCCCTCTTCGGCCTGCGCTTGCGTGGCGATCCCGGCCAGCAACGCGCTCAGGTTCGCCATGCCCGCAATCTGCACCTCGTCAAAAGCCTTGATGCAAATCAGCGCAGCGACGTTGCGGGGGTGACCGGTGCTAACATTGTCGGCGTCGGCGGTGTCGATGCTTTCGAGATACTCGCTGGCTTCGGCCTCGCCAGACACAATGACAAGCCTGCCAGCGGTAAGGTCGTCCTCGGGAGACTGGCCCGTTGACGTCCACCCATCCCGAGGCACCGTGATCGCACTGCTTTGCGCAGACCCCAGGACACGGCCCGCGTCCACACCCCGCCCTGCATCCAGACCGCGCAGAAACTCGCCGCGATAATCTGGCAAAAGAGGATCGCCGTTGCCATCGGTCTGAGCACCGGGTTGGGCCAAAAGATGCGCACGCAGCTCGGGGAACAGATTTGTAACGGGCGTGCCATCACACACCAACCAACCAGCCGGGGGGGTCGTTTGGTGAAAGGCCGCGATTGCGCCGAGAGGAACGCCCGTGCCCGCGCCAATGTTCGCCCGTGCCTGGGCTTGATCCGTGATTTCAGATAGGTTGTTTGCACCGCTCATTTTGTTGTCGACATCGGCCTGCGCAGCCGCGCCAATGTTCGTGCGAGCCTGAGCCTGATCCGAGACTTCAGACAGATTGTTGGCACCGCTCATTTTGATGGCCATCTGGGCCAGCGCAGCATCAATCTCACCATCATTTGACTGAATGGCCGTCGCCAGCTCGTTGAGCGTATCCAGCGCGCCAGGAGCACGGTTGACCAAGCTGTTGATGGCCGCCTGAATTTGCGCACTCACGTCGATGTTGGCGACATCGGCCTGCGAGGCCGCGCCAATGTTCGCCCGTGCTTGAGCGGGGTCGGTGATCTCGGACAGGTTGTTGGCACCGCTCATTTTGTTGGCCATCTGGGCCAGTGCAGAACCAATCGCACCATCGTTTGACTGAATGGCCGTCGCCAGCTCGTTGAGCGTATTCATCGCGCCTGGGGCACCGTCGATCAAGTCGTTGACGGCAGCTTGCACGATAGCGTTCACATCCACATTGCTTTGTGACGCGGCTAGTGTTTCACACTGCTCTTTCAGGTAGAGCGTGCGGTTTGCGAGTTGGAGGGGTGCCCAATTGAGTTGCCCCAAACCTTCGTTTTCGTTTGGCTCACCGCCATGCAGCGGGTCCGTTTCTTCCATTCGGTAAATGGTATTGGCCCAGACCGGGCTCTCATTCAAGGTTCCCATCACGCAATCCCCGCGCTGTAGTTTCCGTTTGCGATCAGGTCACCGTTTGCCAACCCAATCGCCTGCCTGAAGTCCAGTGCTTTCAGTCGGCAATGCTCTGGCGCAACATTGCGCAAGATGCGTCGAACTTGCGCCGCTTGTGAGATCGACATTAGCCGTGTGATAACCACCCGATATTCAGCCCAATGGTCGGGTGGCGCTCCAGTGACCGATCCATCAGCGATTTGCGTGCCATCTGCGAATTCCCAGCCAAATCGCTCGATCACTTCTGCGTTGCCGTAGCCAGCGGCTGCGAGCGCACGCTCTACAGCAACAAGCAAGCCCTTCTTACGCACGATTTGAGGCCAAGCGGCCAGATATGATCGTTGCGTATTTTCGGGCCACGTCGCGTCCCATTCATCGGCGGAAAGCGACCAGGCGAGATGAGGCAACAACTCGGGCGGGCATGTCATTGGGTTCCAAAGCGTTTCGAGAACCAGATCCAGTTCTTCGAGCCGCTCGAACAATGCCTCGACCGCTGCGCGTTCCAGCTTGGTCGCGTTAGAGGGCAGTATGTTTTGAACCAACACAGGGATCGTCATGAACGCCACCCTGACGGAAGTTCAGTTACTGTTATGACCGGGGCCGTCAAACAATCTGCATAGCCCTTCGAACCAGGCTCGATATCAGCACTTGGTTGTGTCAATTCGATTTCTTCGACGCCTGCAACTTTCATTGCAGCGGCCAGCCCAAATTGCTGAACGCGATATCCGATACGCCGCCTGTTGTCCCGATGCTCAAGCGCAGCCACATTGGCTGCGGTGCGCACGGCTTCGATGTCCGCGCCGGGGCGTACATAAAGTGTCGCCTCTATCGAGTATTCATGCAATATGGCGGGCTCAACACGAGGCCACGAGCACAAAGGCCGAACCGTATGCACAGCTTGATAGGCACGATCCAGTAATGCCTGATCAGCCGGGCCATATTCTCTGCTCTGCAGGACACAAATCAGAACCTCACCAGGCTCGATCGGCTGTCCCTCTGCGCGTGCCGGCATTGGTATCGATCCCATTCCAGCAACGAAGCTGTCTGAGAAAAGGCCGGCGCTGTAAGTTGCCCCATCATCCGCCGAAAACGTCTGGGCATCGACAAGGTCGCGCTGGCCGTCCAATTCAAGCACATGAAAGATATATGAACCAGATGTGCCCGCGGTCGTGTAGGCCTCTGGAGCCAAGGCAATCCGAGCGCGGAAGTCCTCGTCCTCTTCCAATACTTCCGGGATCGCTGGCTGAGCTTCGGGATCAGCGGGCGTGACGATAAGGCGCCCAATTCCGTAGTAGGTAGCCGCAATATGATCAAGCTCGGGGCCGATCGCGGATGCGAGGATTAAGGACCGAATTTGATCATTGGCTTCGCCGTAGAGTTGAACAATCCGCTCGGCAAAGGCCTCATAGATCACATGCAGCGGGTCGCTTTCGAGATTGATCACTTCAGTGAGATCAAGCCCATAAGTGTCAGCCCGGCGAAGCAACCGTTCTTTTAGTCCTGCCAACTCATCCTCGAAGTTCAGCGCCTTCAGTATGGTGAGAGACGGCAAGTCTGCTAAGCTGAGTGGCGTGAAACGGCTCATGCCGGCACCTCTATTTCCCGCCGGATGCCGGTCGCGGTTTCAGTCACATCTACCATGATCTGTCCGTCTCCGTTCTCATCAATTCGAACCAAGCGAAAACCGTTCAGTTCGACGCGCGGTTCAAAGGCGTCGATCGCCTCTGCAATTGCGACATAATGATCAAGGATGGTCTCGCGATTGCCGGGCTTATCCAGAAGGTTCTTTCCTTCCGAGCCAAAGCTCCGCCGTTCGACCCGGGTTCCAAGTCGGGTGGCAAAAATCACCCCGAGGGATTGGGCAATATGATCCCACCCCCCAAGGCGACGCCCAGTATGCCGACACATCCCCACCATGACGGTTTATTTCTTGTCCTTGGCAGGCTTCCGGGAAGGCGCAGGATCCGCCGATTTATCCGCGGTGTGTTCGTCGGTTTTCTTCTTCAGGACGTGAGGGGTATAGTATTGAGCCTCGGTTTCCGTCATTTCGATTTCTTCGCCCTCTTTTTTCAGATGTGGGCCGATCCACGAGTTGCACTGAAGCACGTAGGTATGCTTGACCAAATTGGGGTCAGTTTTTTTTGACGTCTCAGCCATGATCTTCTCCTTAGACTGGGGTTCCGGTTTCAGCGGGACCAGGCGTGATCCCGCGATGTTTGTGGGTGTCACCGATATCGGTGCCGTTGTG